TATAATACCCTTATCAGTACCAATATGCACTTGACTATCTGATACTAGAGCATAGCTAACTGACTCACCTGAATCATTAGTAAAGTTCTGTAATACATAGTCTGTCTTATTAAAGGTTATTTTACCTTTGCTTGTTTTTATATTGCTCATTGTTTTATTATTATAAGTTATATCCTGTTAATCTATATCCTACATTTCTAGATTGTAGTAAAGCATTTGTTGTATTATTCATAACAAATAGAAAATATATGTCAACAGAATTGTCAAATGGTAAGTTTTCTGTAGGTATATGAACACTAAAATCAAGAGCTAGTTGAGTTGTTGTACTTACTAAAGTTCCTACATTATTCCTTACCTGTAAAGTTCTTCTACAAGTATTATTACTTATTACTGTTGCTGTTGTCATATTACCACCTGTAGCAAATAGAGTAGCTCCTGTCAGGGAGTTAGTACTATTGATATATACTAATCCCTGTACTGTACCTGATGCACCTACAATCCTAGATGGCATCCATTGCAATTCAAGCTGACAATTACTACTAAAAGTATTAGCAGGTAATAAGAATGAATCTGATATAGCATTAGTTAAGCCTGTAATAGTTGTACCTATTGTATTAGATACTGCTGGTACTTTCTGCCCTCCTGCAATATTACTACCTGTAACTGACTTTGTAACATAGCCACCTGCACCATCACTCTCACTAATCTCTATTAAGTCTGTAGCTGCTAAAGCTGTACCTTTTGCTGTTAATTCACTAATCTTTTTATTTGCCATTATATATATTTTTATTGTGTTACTCTGTTGTCGTTATTTTCTGTTAATCTTTGTTCGTTATTTTCTGTTTTTCTTAAATCGTCTCCTATAATATCTGTACGTCCTGCGTCACTTACTGCGTAAACAGAACCCCAACCTATTGTATTGTTTGCGCCTTGCCCCCAACCTATTGAATTGTTTGCTGCTCCGTCACCCCAACCGTTACTATTTGCCATTTTCTAATTTTTTTAAGTAAGTTTTTAACTTAACTATGTTTACTTCTTTTGGTTTGTAAGTTTTTAAATGTACCATCCTGTGTAATTATTGTTTGTGTCAGGAAACATATCACTATTACTATTCGTGTTGTATTCAGGAAACAAATTATTGTTATTACTTATGTAGTCAATAAAACGTTGCGTGTAGTGTTGTGCTATTTGTGTTTCCTTTTCAATTAAAAAGTCTATTTCGTTTTTTTCTACGCTTGTGCTGTTTTCCGAATTGTGTTTGTAAACTCCTTTGTTTGAAATCGTATAAGCTGCAAAGGGCAAATAATACTTCATCGCTAAATGAATAAGCATCGGCTTTAAATAAGTCGTTGTAAGCGTTAAATAATTGCCCGTTAATGTACTTGCTAATATATCCGCTTTTATCTTGTCTAATAGCTTCGTACCCGTGAAATTTTGCAAGTCTGTATCTTGTGCAATCTTGATATATTGAATAAAATTGTCCGTGTCAACGTTTCCGTTTAACGAAGTAAATTTAACTATGTCTTGTCGTGTTACTAAAAGTGCTTCAGCCATTAATTCTCTTTTTTATTTTTAGGTAAAAACCCTTTGTTCGGCATATCAATTGGACGTGTACTTACTAACTTTGGGTTGTTAATTACATATCCGTATTTTTCTGCCTTTTGTCCTGCTATTTGTTTTGCTCGTGGACTGTTTATATCAATGTTTGTTCCTTCAAAACTTGCGTAAACTTGTTTGTTCCAACGGTGATGACAATTGCCACCGCCTTTATACAACCAAATTGAATACGTGTCAGCTCCTTTCGGGCCCCAACCTTCGTTTACTACTTGTGTTGTCATTCTTAAAATGTCTTCTTTACGGTAAATTTTGTTTGCTACTATCATTTGTGTACAAAATTCACGTCTATTTTTTGTTATTTCACCAACGTATTTATATCGCGTAAAAAATTTAACTCCGTCTATTAATTCGTCTTGTTCACTTTTGCTGTTTGGAAACGCTGAACCTGTTGAAACCAAGTTAACAATTTTACTTAACAAACTTTGTTTAGGTTCTTTGCTTAATAGTTCGTTTTCTTCTTCGTCTGTATCGTAGTCAACTTCTTTTTCGTCTATTAATAACCATTCGGGGTTTACGTCTTCGCCTAAATCAATTAACGGGTTTGTGTGTGCGCTTAATTCTGTTCCTGTTTCTTCTGCAATTTGTTCTTCGTTTTGCGTGTTTTCCAAGTCTGTAAATTCAAGCGGTTGTAAAGTCTTAAAAAATAACTTTAAAGCAACTCCGTTATAAGCTAAAATGCTATCAAATGCGTCAAGTAGTTCTTCTTGAAATGGTCGTATAACCATATTGTCAAAAAGAACCGAACTATTTTTTAATTCGTCTGCGTTTGAACTAAACCCGTTTGTTGAAGCAACCCCAAATAATAACGGACTTGTAATATTGTGTCCTAACATTATTTTACGTAAACATTCTTCGCTTAAATAAGTGTAGTGTTCTGGAGCGTCGTTTAACGGAATATCTTCAACTGTTGTTTTTGATTCTGCGTTGTTGTTAAACGCAACAATAACTTTTTGTCCGCGTGAACCTGTTAGTTTGCTTAAAACTTTGTTTGAAATTATTTGTTGTTGTTCGTCTGTTGGTACTCCGTTGTTAAAGTTTACAACTTTTGTTCCGCTAAATCCGTTTTGTACTTCGTTAATTAAATAGTCTGCAATTTCTTCTTCTAAAAGTGTATAAGGTAACGCACCTTGATAGTCAGGATATGCGTAATATTTCATTCCAACTGAATAAGGTTTAGAAAATAAAATTTCTATTTTGTCTTTTGAATAACCAAAAGCGTTAAATCTAATCGGTGCATATTTTTTAGTATCTTCCCAATTGTCGCTGTAATAATAACCTGTTATGTTTCCGTCTTTGTCGCATTTTTCAGCTCTTAATAAATTAACAGGAATATGATATGCTTTTAATATTTTATCGTGCTTGTCGTTGTAGTGTACTTGAACTGCAAATTGCCCAAACATTTTTCTATCCAAAACCATTTTACGCACGTCTTCTTTGTGAAATAAAGACATCATTTGAGCGTATTCATTCGGCTTTTTATTAGCGTCTAATGCTCCAAGACCTTTTCCGTAAATTAAACGTGCTACGTTGTTTATAATAGCGTTGTTTGTTGTTGAATTGCTATATCTCTCAATTAAGAATTGAAAGTATTGCGCTCCGTCTTCGGTTAAAAAGTCAACCCAATTTTCTCGGTTTGTTTCCGATACTACTGGCGACGTATAAGCCGACAAATTTAAAACGTGTAAATTATTCATATACTATAAAATCATTTGTTGTGGAATTAGAAACATATTGATTATTGTTAACCGAAAATGTAACTAAACTTTGTGCCGTGCAAAATACTCGGTCTTTGTATATTATTGTTGTGCCTATTCTTAAAACTAAATTGTAAAAATGTCCTTCAATTAAAGCAAAGGTTGCTGTAATCGTGTTTATGTAGTCTCCAACCGTGCTTGACGTAATCGCTACCGCTGTTGTTACGTTTGTTTGTTCGTCTGTTAGTTCCATAACGTTAAACGTGTTGTCACGTGGAATAAAACTAAACGTCTGCGGACTTCCTGAAGGTGTTAATACTATCATATTAGTATAATTAGATTTTCTTCTTTTTGTTCAATTTTTAAGACAAAAAAAAAGCCGAACTATTAAGAACGGCTTTAAAAATATTTTTTTTAATTTTAGTTAGGGTCAACTGTTGCTCCTGTGAAACAACTACTAACCAATAAAGCATCTGTGTAAGGTGAAGTAACCGACAAATGATTTGCAGGAATTGCTTCTTGTCCAACAAGTGTAATAGTGTAACCGTTTAAGTCACCCATTGCAGTACCATTTGAAATAAGTCCTGTTGTTACGTCCATTCCGTTATTAAGTCCTGCTAAAAAGAAATTGTTAGAGTTAGTCTTAATTACTACGTGTGGACGACCCCAAGCAAGTAACTTCATTTGTTTTGTAGTAACTGTATCTAAACCTTTTATTGTAAAAGTTAAAGTTTGTTCAACAAAAGTAGTTCCGTTTTCACGTGAACTTGTAACTGTTTGCTCAAAACTATTTGCGCCTTTTAAATCGTATTTAAAAAGTGTAAACGACCCTGCTACTGTATCAATTTGGTCTTCATAATCTGTTGAAGTATCATAAGTAATTGTACCCATTAAACCGTAGTTAATAAAGTAAATACTTTTTATACCGCCAACAAATTCTTTGCATTGCTCTGCACGTCCGTGCGTTAATAAACAATTTGACATTTTATTTTGTTTTTAAATGTTAATAATGTAAAGCGGAACTTTTACACCCCGCTTTTTATTTAATATTATACTCCGTAAAGAACTACGTCTGAACCAATACCATATTGAACCGCTCCGTTGTAACGCATAATTACACGTACATTTTGTGAACCGTCTATGTCAGCCATATCAATTACTTTAACAAGTGATTTGTCATTTAATAAACCACAACCAAAATAAAGGTTGTCTACAGTTGTTGCAACCATATTGTTTGCTCCAAGTCCGTTAGCCATAAAAATTGGAATACCGTCGTAAGATAAACTTCCGTTTGTGTACCATTGTGTTCCCTGTGTGTTTGTTCCGTTTGCTCCTAAACCTGAAGCACCAAAACCACCCAATGCACGAACGTACAATTTAGCAATTTTTTGAGAAACATAAATTCTTAAATTTTCGTTTCCGTAAAGTGCTGCTGGAATTAAATCTACAGTTCTTCCAATTTCGCCAATTACAGTTGTTGCGTCTAAAGTTGTTGTTAATGGAGATGAAACGTCAATAACGTCTGAGTCTGCTAAAAACAAAGTTTTGAAACCTGCAAATTCTCCTGCTGTTGCGTTTGTTCCGTTCCAAATTGTAGTTTCAATTTTAGCTGCAACTTTAGCTGCTACGTGTGCAATTAAAAAGTCTGAAAAAGATTTAGGCAATGTTTTAAAAGATGAATAACCCATTTCAGCCGACTGCCAAGATTGTGCCAAGTCTGACTTGCAAAGTTGTAAATTTACTTGAAATTCTTCTGTTGTTAAAACTCGTTCTGTTAGTGTTATAGTTGATGTTGGTGTAAAGTCACAAGTTGCGTTTGCAACGATGTCGCCTGTTGCAACTTTTTGCATAACTTGTTTGTAAGCTACGTTTGGTAAGATAGTTACTCCGCCTTGCTCAAGTGTTGGTGCAGACAATAAAGCTGCTGCTAAATACTTACCTGCAAATTGACCTTCGTAAGTAGTAGTTATAGATGTTGTTGTACTTAAATTAATGTTTTTCATTGTATAAATTTTTAAAGATTAAACTACTGTAAATGTAATTGCTGCTGCTGTTGTTCCTACTCCTGAAGCATACCAATTAACGCCGTCACAAGTTAATTCTACAAAATCGCCAATTGTGTCAGCTGCCGTTGCAAAAGTAATTGTGTTTTCATCTGCTGCAGGTACGTTAACTGAATTAACAATTGCTCCACCTTGAATAACGTTTGATGCCGCTTTAATTGTCCAAGCAGTAGTTGCAAATAAAGCTTGTACTGTAAAACGAAAATTTAAACCTGCTGAAGTTGCTACCGCAGGAAGTGTAATTTGCGCCCCTGCTGCTGCATTTAAAGAAAATTGTTTTCCAGAATCTGCTGCGCTTAAAGTAATTGCTGAACTAATTACTTGTGTTTCTAATACTTGACGTAAATCGTCATTTGATATTGAAATTAATGTTCCACTCATTTTTTTTTATTTTAAAATTGTTAATATTTATTTGTTTATTTTTTCTATAATTGAATCCATAATTGAACGTGGTCTTTTACTTGCGTATTGAAAGTGTTCAACTTCATTCGTGTTTTCAGGGTTAAATGAAATTGGTGTGATGTCTGAAAGTTCGGTTACTTCTGTTGTAACTTCGTCAACTTTAGACAACGTTTCTAATTTTGCTTTTAACTCTATATTTTCTTGTGTTAATTTTTCTATTTCTGCAAAGAACGTTTCTTTAACTATGCTTTCGATTGTCTTCTTTGCTGTTGGTGTTGCTTCCGCTTCAACTTCAACTTCTACTTCTGGAGCTTCTTCTTCAACAACTTCTTCTTCAGTTGCAACTTCTTTTATTTCTAAAAT